AGGCCGCTTTGCACATATTGCGCCTGCTCCTATAATGATGATACAGCCAACGATAGACATGGCACAGGATTTTTCCAAAAGCCGTATTGCACCGATGATAAGGGACAGCAAGGCATTGCAGCCTGTTTTTAGCTTTGCCAAAAGCAGGGAAAGCAGCAACACGATACTTTCTAAAAGCTTCCCCGGCGGCCGCTTGATTATGGCGGGTGCAAACAGCCCGGCAGGCCTTGCCAGTAGGCCGATAAAGATATTACTGTGTGATGAGGTTGACCGTTTCCCGGTGAGCGCAGGCAGTGAGGGCGACCCTATAGGACTTGCCAGCAAGCGTATGTCTACCTTCTGGGATAGGGTAATGGGCGAATTCAGTACGCCTACAAACGCAGGCGAAAGCCGTATTGATGACGAATACATGGAAGGCACGCAGGAAGAATGGCAGCACGAGTGTCCTAACTGCGGCGAATACCATTTAATCACGCATAGAACGTTAAATACTGATTATGATATCTTCACTGATAAGAAAGGGCAAAAACATGTAGCAGTAAACTCCGTGCAGTGGCGCTGCCCTGATTGTGGCCATTCGTTCAGTGAGGTGCAGATGCGTCATGCACCACAAAAATATATACCGCAAAATGCTCCGGCACTGGAAAAAGGTGTGCGGAGTTTTTTTGTAAACTGTTGGGCTTCGCCTTGGCTGAGCTGGGAAAGCGTTATGCAGGAATGGCTGGAGGCTAAGGGAGACCCTGAAAGGGAAAAGGTTGTCTATAATACGCGCTTTGGTGAAAGCTATGAGGCTACAGGCGAATTTGAAGGGCCGGAGCTGTTTATGCGGCGGCGTGAAAGCTATGGTGCAGAGCTGCCGGACGGCGTTCTGCTGCTTACTGCTGCTGTGGACGTGCAGGACAACCGCCTGGAATATGAGGTGTGCGGCTGGGGCATGGGCGAAGAGTGCTGGGGTATCAAAAAGGGTGTTATCTGGGGTGTGCCTGATGTAAAAGAAACATGGGAACAGCTAGACATGCAGCTAGACCGCCGTTACCGCTTCAAAAACGGCGTAAGCCTGATGGTGGCACGCACGTTTATTGACAGCGGCGGCCATTACACCCAAGAAGTATACCAATACTGTCTGACACATATCAGAAGACGACGCTTTGCTATTAAAGGCTCCTCTGTGCCTGGCCTGCCAGTGATGGATAAATCTTCGAAGCGCACCGCCCACGTTACCAACAGACATACAATACCGCTTATTATGCTGGGTGTGGACAGTGGCAAGCAATATGTTATGGACAGACTTGCGATAGAAACGGCTGGCCCCAAGTATTTTCATTTCCCGCTGGATGACTGTGAAAGTCTGCCTGAGCGTGGCTACGATGAAGTTTATTTTAAGGGACTTATTTCTGAAAGACGTGTACCAAGAAAGAAAAACGGCCGCCTGATTTGGCAATGGGAAGTTATTGCGAAGGATAAGCGTAACGAACCGCTGGATTTGCGCGTTTATAATCTGGCGTGCATGTTGAGCATTCAGGCGGATTGGGAACAACTGCGTGAAGCGATTGATGAAGCAACAGTAGAAGAAAAACCCAAGGCGAAGAAGGCGGCAAACGGCAGCAGACGCAAATACGGCTGCCTGAAGCGGGGGAATATGGGGTGATATTATGGCAGATGCATGGATGAATGAACGGTTAAGGCAGTACGTAGCGGCCGAAACGGCTATTTTGATCAGCGGGCAGAGCTACCGCATTGGCAACCGCACGCTTACAAGGGCGGATCTGGCCGAAATAAGGGCAGAAATAAAGTCGCTGGCGGCAGCAGGGGCGACTACCGACGACAACGCACCGAGGCGCGGGCGGCGCACGGCGCAGATAATTTTGCATGATTAGGAGGCAGTGAATATGAAAAAACGTCGTAAAGCATACCAATCACGAGCGCGGCACCCTACCGGGGCCGCAGCTCCTAAGGTTAGGAACAGCGGATACTCTGAGGGCGGTGCTTCTAAAACCAAGAGTACACTAAGGGCGTATAATCCTATAAAAAGCAGTACGCAGGCGGACGTTGACGCGAATTTAAGCACGCTGCGCAGTAGGAGTACAGACCTTTATTGTAACAGCCCTATAGGGTCCGCTGCTCTTAATGTTGCAAGGAATAACACCATCGGCGCAGGGCTGAAGGTGTTCCCAAAAATAGACTACCGCACGCTGGGGATTACGGCTGACCAGGCGAAAGAGTGGCAGCGCAATACGCTGAGGGAGTTTGAGCTGTGGGCACAAAGCACCAGCTGCGACCTGTACCGCAAAAACAACTTTTACGATATGCAGGATGTGCTTTATCTGAGCTATCTTATGGACGGCGACGGCTGGGCGGCGTTGAAATATAGGCCGCCGGTGGCAGGTAATCCCTATTGTCTGCGCTTACAGCTGTTCGAGGCAGCAAGGGTGTGTAATCCTGACAGTTCGGCGGCTTATGGGCCTTTGGCTCCTTATACTGTCGAAATGCATAACCCCAAAAATGGCAACCGCATTATCAACGGCGTAGAAATTAACCGCGACGGTGCAGTTGTTGCTTACTGGGTGGCCAACAGAGTGCCCTTAGACCTTGCCAACACCTCTAAAGTTCTGGAATGGGAAAGAGTGGAGGCTTTTGGCAGGCGTACGGGAATGCCTAACGTCTTGCAGGTTAGCCACGAGGAGCGCCCGGAGCAGTACAGGGGCGTTCCGTATCTTGCGCCCGTTATCGAGGTTATTAAGCAGATAACGCGCTATGGCAATGCAGAACTGACGGCGGCGGTGACGTCTTTGCAGCTCATGCAATTCATAATCTGCTTGCGGCCTACAAGGGCAGGGTAACAGTTGTTATTGACGGCCTGTGCGCAAGCGCTGCCACAATCGTGGCTATGGCAGGTGATAAGGTGATTATGCCTGCAAACGCGCTGTTTATGATACATAACCCCATGATTGGCCTGAGCGATTTTTACCAATCTGCAGAATTGGTAAAAATGACGGCGGCATTGGATAAAATCAGAGACAGCATTGTTGCCGGATACCGCAAGCGCTGCAAGGCAAGCGTGGAGCAGTTACAGGCGATGATGGATGCGGAAACATGGCTGAGTGCTGAGGAATGTCTGGCGCAAGGCTTTGTTGACGCTATTGAGGGCGAGGTAGACGCTGCGCTGGATAACAATAAGCTGGTGGTTAATTCTGCTGCTTATGATATTGGCGGCTTTAAAAATCTTGCTTCACTAAAAAATCATATAAAAACAAAGGAGACAAAGGCGATGACTAAATTAGACTTAATTCTAAACAAGTTAGGCCTGCTTGACGAGGTGGACGCAGAAAAAGCAGTGAACGCGCTGCAAGCTGTGGACCACGAGCAGGCAGTGCAGCAGGCCGTGGCAGCTGAGCGCGCGCGTATTAATGAGCTTAGAGCTGTTGATACCGAGGGTAATGCTGCTGTAGCTGCAATTATTGACGCGGCTATGAAGGAAGGCCAGAGCGTAAAGGATGTGCAGGTGTATATCGACGCTGTTAAAAGCGCGCCTCAAAGCAAGGCACAAAGCTTTGTTGCCGATATGCTGAAGGACAACACAGAATCTGGCGTGGATAAGCTGCAGGCAATGCCTGACGAACAGGCAGAAAACAACAAAAAAGCTGACGTGAAGGCTATGGCTGACATGGTGGCAGCAATGAACAAGTATGGAGGTAAAAAATAATGGCTGAATTGGCAAGCAAATTCGACGGCGTAACCTATGATGAACTTTTCGGTGGCACTGCTGTGGCAGCGATGACCGCCAACGTAACCATTGCCGCCCTGAGCGCGGCAGCCAGCTACAAGCGTGGCACTTTGCTGGGTGTAGTAACCGCCAGCGGCAAGTATGCTATTGTTGATAGTGCGGCAACCACCGGCGAAAAGGTGGCAAGCGTTGTATTAGCAAAGGATATTGAAGTTGGTACTGCTGACGTAGTGGCAACCGTCTATACCCGTGGCATTTTTAACCGTGAAAAGCTGGTTGTAAAGGCTGAATCTGACAGCGCTTCTGCTCATGAGCAAGAGCTGCGCAAGGTTGGCATTTATCTGACCAGTGTAAAATAAGGAGGTTTTGAATTATGGCATTTGATATTAACGATACCCGTACTCTTTTGGGCGTGATTGAGCAAAGCTATGCTCCTACCACTACTTTGGTAGATACCTTCTTCCCTACCGCCCAAACCTTTACCACTAACACCGTATCCATGGAGTTCCGCAAGGGCGGCCGCAACATGGCGCCGTTTGTAGTGCCTGGCGGCAAAGGCGTGAACGTAGCACGCAACGGCAGTGTTGTACGTGAGTATAAACCGCCTATGATGCGTCCGAAGCGTGTTATTGAAATTGCAGATATTGCAAAGCGTGGCTTCGGCGAAAATATTTACAGCGCCCGCACTCCCGAAGAGCGTGCTACCGAAATGCGCGCCAAAGACTTGCAGGAGCTGCGCGAGGCCTGCGCACGTCGTGAGGAATGGATGGCGGCACAGCTTCTGATTAACGGCGAATACGATATTAAAGGCTTTGCTGATGACGGTGTGGCCACTGTAGTGGACACTATGAGCTTCGGCTTTGACGGCAAGACCACCCTGAGCGGTTCTGATACCTGGGATAATGCAAGCGCAAAGATTTACGACAATATCGGCGACGCTTCCCAAGCTATCCGCCGTGCCGCTGGTGACATTCCCACCGTGGCAATTTGCTCCAGCAACGTAGTTAAATACCTGCTGGCAAATGAGCAGCTTTATAAATATCTGCTGGTTCCGTCCCGTGACAACCTGGCACTTATGAGCCTGCAACCGAAGCTGCAACGCCCTGACCTGATGCGTGTGGGTTATATTGAATCCTTGAATCTGGAGATTTATTCCTATGATGGCGGCTATGCTGATGAAGAAACCGGTGCTTACACTACTTATGTGCCTGATGACCACATGATTATCGGTGTACCTGGCTTAGGCCGCCGCTTGTATGGTGCTGTAACCCAGCTTGAAGAGGATAAGCAGTTCCATACCTACGCAGCAGCCCAGGTTCCCAAGGTTACTATCGATGTGGAAAGCGACACCAGCTCTTTAGCTGTAAGCTCCCGCTGCGTAATCTGCCCGGATTACCTGGATAAATGGGCCGTACTGAAAGTAAAATAAGAGGTGCGCTATGCAGGTTATTGTCAAAAAATTTTCTTTGATGTATAACGGCGAGCAGTTTGTTGCCGGGCAGGTTGTGGATCTGCCCGACGGCATTGCCGCAAGCTTGGTTGATAATGCTCCTAAGGAATTTGCGCTGGTGACGGCAGAGCAACAGCCTGTAAAGAAAAGCAGGACTGCTAAAAAAGCATCTAAGGATGATTTTCTGCCTGATATCGACGCTTCTTCACTGGTAAAATGACACCGTTTCAAGAGCAGATAGCGGCGGATAATGCGGCGGTATTTATCAATGATATGGAATTTGCGGAGCTGCACAATCTGAACGGCATCGAATGTAAGGCTATAGTGCAGGATATATCTATTGCGCAAAGCCTGAGCATTGATGTTGGCAAGGATGACAACTATTTTGGTATTTACGGCGAACGCCTACAGGTGAACTGCCTAAAGGACGCTTTGCCGGAGGTACCGGTGTACGGTATGCAGTTTTATCTGGATGACAGGCTGTATGAGGTGGAAAGCACCGGCGACGATATGGGGATCCTGACTATTCAGCTGGTGGCTAACAACCGATGATTAGCATAGAGGCGAAAAACCTGGATTACGCCCAAAGGCTGCTGGCAAGCGTGCCCAAGGGTGTGCGCAATGCAGCGATTAACGCTATCAACCGTACTGTCACCAAGATGAAAACGCAGGTGTCCAAAAGCATACGCAAAAATTATCTGGTAAGCGCCAAGGATGTAAAAGGAACCCTGAGTATAAAGCGCGCTTCAGGCGCAAGGATTCAGGGTTCTATTACATCAACAGGCAGATCGCCGCTATTGACAGCTTTTAGAGTGCGTGTAAACAAGCGCGGACCTGTAAAGGTGCAGGTACGCAGGGGAGTTAGTGCCAAGGCTGTGCCTGGCCTGTTTTTGGGAACGTCGCGCAAGGGTTATGTCGGCGCTATGATGCGCAAAAAGATCCATGCGCGCTATCCCTTAAAAATACCCTACGGCCCCAGCGTGCCTAAAATGTTCGGCTCTGAAAATGTTATGGCAGAGCTTACACCAATGGCAGAAAAAACGCTGAACGAACGCTTTTTACACGAGGTGGAATATCAATTCAGTAAAAACAACTAGGAGCAATTATGACCACAGTAGAATTAATGGACAATCTGGCAGAATTCCTGCGGCCTGTTGTGGCAGATTACAGCACCAAGCAGCCTTCGGGACAGCGTTCTGTTAAGGTGTATGCCGGGTTCCCACCTGCAAGGCTTACTGCCGAAGAGCAGGCATCCTTTATTTACGCGCTGGTGACAGACGCGCAGGATGCAGCAGATGACAGCATGAGCACTGCGACGGTAGAAATCGGCTTTAGTATCTACGATAACAGCGATATAGACGACTGGCGCAGCTTGTACAACCTTATGGAGCACGTGCGGCAGCACCTGCTAAAGCATCGTTTTGTCGCAGCAAGACACCGCTTGCAGCTGCCCTTAAAGCTTGAGGTGCCGGCTACGCAGCCCGCGCCGCAATGGCAGGGAAAGCTTACTGCTGTTTACACAATAGGGCAACCTTACGAGGAGGATATCAATTATGGCGAAAGCTAAAAAGACAGAGAAAAAAATATATATCGGGCCGAATCTGAGCCACGGCAGATTGCAGCATGGCGCAGTTTATATTGGCGGCCTGCCTACGCATCTGGCTGCTGAATTTGAAAGTATGCCAGCATTGGAGCGCTTGTTTGTTCCGCTGTCTGAAATGGAAGAAGCTGTTGAACAGAGCCAAAGAGCAGGCACTCCCTTAAACAAGTATTATCAACAAGCTATGGAGGTGTAAAACATGGCATATAAACATGGT